CACTCTCAGTGTTCAAAGTGCCGTCTCCATCCGTGCTTGCCATGAGAACGGTTACTGCCTCATTGGTGGCGAACTCACCCATCTCTCTGCCAGCGTTTCGCAAGTGCATCTCGATAACGTCGAATTGGCTGTCCTCAATCAAGTCGTTGGTTATGCGGAAGTTTATGCCGAATGCCTCGCTGAAGTCAAGTGTCGCTGGCTCGGTCTTAATGGTTTCAGTTGGTATCTGTCCGCCGCTCATGAATTTTTTAGGCACGTAACTGTCGTCAACTGCAATGTCAACTTGGTGAGTGGTGCCTGGTATCTGGTCTGCCGGTATCACTGCGATGCTGATGTCAGCTACGATGTCAGCTTGCACTGCACTGTCAAACATGATCTGGTGAATCTTCGTTGGAATCAAGTAGATTGCGCCTGCTATACCAGTGGTTCCGCTGCGGGCAAGGAACTCGCGTAGGGGAATGTCCTTCACGCTTTCCTTGATAGCCTGGAAGTCCGCCGTTTTAATTTGGGTTTGATTCTCCATGCCTGTGCCGTAAATGTTTGTTTCGTCATAGTCATAGTAGCCGTTGTCAAGCATCTGCTTAACTTGTTCTGCTGCCTCTTTATTCTCAGGTTTTTCTAGCCGTCTTGCCATCTCTTGTAGTCCTATCAAGTTTTGTCACCACCTGCCAAGCAACACGAGGATTTCATCTTCGTCGTCTGCCGCCGCCTGCAAAGTTGTGCCTAGAACGTATGCTGTGCCGTTGTCGCCTAACTTGAGGTTCACGCTTGTCGGGGTGTCAATGATCTTGTTGCTTTCGCCTGCTTGGTTGCACACTTGCTGACCCAACGCTAACGTTGCGTCTGCAAGCAGCTTCACTATTCCAGCGAATGCGACGGGTATCATTTGTCCAGCTACGGTTGAAGCGCGTAAGGCTACGCCTATGCAGTCGCCCCAAGCCGCACTGTGGTCAACGGTTACGCATCCTACTGCGGTTGCGCTAGGTCGGACACACGCCATCTCTGTGATTGTGCCTGCTGACTTACACATCATAACTGGGCTTCCTTCCACTATGTATCCTTCTTCCTGTGGCCAATAGTCTGCTTTAGCCATGTTCTGTTTCCTCCTTTATGTTGGGTTTTAGACTTTCGTCTAAGTAACACATTGTTACCGTGAAAATGATGGAAAAGCTTACTCTGCAAAGCCTAACAGTTTTCTGCCTGCCAAGAACAACGCTGTAACCTGTGCTGCGGACAGTTCTTCAGCGACTACGAAGGGCCCCCAGATTTCGCCTTGGAACCATTCGCCTGGTGCACCTGCAAGATCAGCACAGTAGCCTACGGTTGTTAACACTGCTTTGTCTTCCATGGCAACGTAAACTCCGTTATCATGCGCTGTGTCGTCTACCGCGCTGATTGATGATTCGCTGGCTAATGCTAAGTAGATGTTTATGCCTGTTGACGCGGTGGCTCCGGCTGTACCGTCGTATGTGCCAACGGCGAAGTACCAACGGTTGTCCGTGATGGCGGTATTATACAGTCTGCCTTCATAGGCGGGTACGCTGTTGTCGTACACGTCGAAGTTGATTTTGCCCGCTGCATCCAGATTTAGGGTCCACTCGTTGTTCGTCGCGTTCTTATCAATACGGCATATTAAATGTTCGATTGCTGCCGCGGAGCTTTCAGCTTTGAACCAGCATCCAACACTGAATGCGCTGTCTGCGGTTCCATTGCCAAACGTGAAGTCGCTGTGGTCTGCAAGGTTTAATCCTTCGTCGGTTCCGTTGAATGTGTAAGCTAGCATGTGTCCTCTGAATTTAGGTGGGTCATCGAATGCTGTGGTGTTGTCTATGTGGTGTCCTCGTGGTCCTATGTCGGTTACGTCGGCTGCTGCTGCAGGGTTTGATTCAAAGAGTGGCCAGAACGCGATGACGTTGCTTCCAAGCAGGTCTAGGTAGTTGTCTATCCAGTCGTATGGGAAACTGGCTTGATGAAGTTGCGATGATAGTAAAGTCCAAATGTCATGGGTTGGGTAATATGTGCTCATCATTTAATCCTCCGTTATCTTGTATATGCTATCATCGTAGAGGGATACGCTGTCCTGCCGTGCCGTGATTGTTGCGCCTGCAAGATCACGCACTGGCTCAGCGTAATTGTTGATTTGCAACCATCGTTTGCGTCCTGTCAGCAAAGCGTTGTTCCTATCAAAGACTAGGGTGATGCAATCGGTGAATGCTGCGCCTTCAACATCCGTGCTCGCGTGTAGTTCAGGGCTGTTGTTCAGTATGAAGTCTAACGTGTTGATTTTGAAGTTGTAGCCTTCCGAGGGCGGCATATTACTCCATCCTGTAGGTAACGCTTGAACACCTAGGCTGTGTCCCCATGCTTCGCTTGTGCATACTACCGTGTTCGGAACCCACCTGTCATCTCCCAACTTGCGGAACGCCGTTATTAGATCGGTGTTTGTTCCATCTGTAAACTTTGTTTCGTCAGCGTCTCCGCTGGCTGCGCTGTTAAGGGTTCCCACCCCGTCGGTTCCAGTGAGCAACACTGTCAACGCTAAGGACGTGGCTTTCACGCCCATTGCGGAGGCTGCTTTTTGGAGGTGAAACTCCACTATGTCAAAGTTTGCGTCTTCAATCATGTCGCTGGTGATTCTGGCGTTCACACCGAAGCTTTTAGGAGTGATGGTGGCTTGCACTGTCTCCACCGTCTGCGAGCGTAGCTGCCCGCCTGAACTGAACTCTTTAGCCGCGTAGGTGTAGTCGTCTACAATATCCACTTTCAAGTCTCCGCCCTTCCATCCCGTAACCACTCGTCCTATTAAGGGGCAGATGTCAGTGTTTTTCGACATGTATATTAGTTCGTCATGCACCTTGTCTGGAACCATGTAGATTGCTCCGGCTATACCTGTTGTGCCGCTTTTAGCTAGGAACTCTCGGAGGGGAATTGTATGTAGTGTTTCGCGTAGTTGCATACATAACGCTTCGTCTTTGATGTTAAACAGACCTATGGGTTCATGGTCTAAGCTTTTGAGGTTAGGGTGAAACTTGCCGAATGCGTCCATAGTTTTCTCTATTATTGCAAGCTGTTCTTTCACTTGACCTTTCTGAACTGTCTCTTGAATGCTCAGCATCTACGTCACCTGCTGCCTGTGCGCGTCTTGTCTTTCACATGGGTTTTCGCAGATTTGGCGTCTACGGGTTTACTGACACCTTTGAAGTCGCCTTTCTGTTTGGCTTCAAGATTCTCGATTCTTATAGCCATTTCCTTTAGTTTCTCCTTTGTCTCTTCTGCGGCGGGTTCTTCCTTCGGCGCGTCTGGAACACATTTGCCTTCTTCTTTGCTCCAATGTTCATCTTCACCACACTGATGTTTCTCAAGCTCGTCTTCCTGCTCCTTCACCCGTTGCTCTAGCGTCCTTATCTTATTCATGCTCACTTTGTCGGTGGCCTCCAGAATCTTCTCGTAGTCCTTCTTTTGCTCTGCTACCTTCCTTGCTTGTTTAGCGTTTGCCGTGGCAAGTTGACCTAGCCTTGTGTTCGTGAATGTTGACAGTTTGTTAACTGATTCAGCTAAACCCTTTAACCCTTTGTTCACTTGTTCCACAATGTCCTTGTTAGACTTCTCTAGGTTAGAGATGCCTTGTTTGTTTAGAGAGTTGATTGCACCAGCAACCTTCTTTAATGCTTCATTGAACTGGCGTGTTTGGTTAGCATCATAAGTTGCTCGCAATCTGCTTTCCATGAGTTGTTGCTTCTGACTCTGCTTAGCCAAAACTTTAATAGCGTTCACTGTTTGCGCTATTGCTTTGGTATCCTTGTTCAATGACTCAGCTAGTTGCCTATCTCTAACGAAGCCTTTCAGATCAACATGTTTAATGGTTTCATAAACGTTGCCCGCAATTTCCTTCACTGTTTCTCCTTCAACCTTCTGTTCAATCGAAGCGCAGTAAGCCTCAGGGTCTTCCTTGTCAGAGTTCTTAGCTACACAGTCAGCGAAGTCCTTATAGTCTGCGAAGGGCTCGCCGAGACTCAACAGTTTTGGTAGCTGAATCTCAACCGCTTTGGTTGCTGGAGGTTCCGTGCTAGGTTTCTCTTCAGGAATCAAGTCGGGTACACATGTGCCCGCTTCCTCATCGTAATGTGTGCCTTTTATTGGACATTCTTTGCCTCCTGGTTCAACGGGGTGAACGGGCGGCTGCATGCTGTCTTGCTCTGACTGCTCGATGATAGAGGTTGCGGGTGCTGGCGCGGGTGTTGGCACATCAATTTTGGGAATGCCTATTACTGGTTCAGGAGTTATCTGCGGCGCGTTTGTCGGCGGGTTTACTTCGGGGATTGGGTCGGCTGCGCATCCTCCTGCTCCGTCGTCATGGAATCCATGTGGGCAAGTTCCTACTTCTTGTTCAATGACTTTGTCTGGTTCCGCCTCGATGTCGTCTGCTACGCATTCTCCAGTTTCAGGGTCTTTGTGGAAGCTAGGGTCGCATCCGCCTTCTGGCTCTTCTGTTGGGTGTGCTGGTGGCTGAATGTTGTCTTGTTCTTTTAGTTGTTTGTCGTAGGTTTGTCGTGACTCCTTGGTTAAAACTGCTTTTCCTTCTAGTTTCTTCATGTAATTCATCTTTTCCTTTTTTGTTTTTGTCACTATCTCTAGTAACTGTAAAACAGGTTTCTGATAGGTCTCCATCAGTTCCGTTGTTGTATCAGAATATCCTGGTTCCTCTGGGCTAAGGACTAGGCTTAATGCTTGTCCTAAGATGCCGTGAGGTTCACTTGTTGGATCGGTTTTGATGAAGTGTTCAGTTGCCATGTGAGCGCGAAAGTCTTCTTCAGTGTAGAATCGGGCTCCACATTGGGGGCAACGGTTGTGTAGGTAGTTGGCTTCTATGCTTACACCTCTTATCTCTGCGCTGCCATCACGGAGAAGGTTAACGTAAGGTTGTTTTTTAATGTCGGCTAAATCCTCTAGCGCGCCGTTTTCGTATTCCATCCACACAATATTACCTATTATTTTTCGTGGATCATAGTTAGGATGAGTTGGATCAAGAGGAGCGTGATTTATGGTGACGGGTTTGCCAACGAAAGTACGTGCGGATTTAATGAGTTCTTCATCTATGTATTTACGTTTGTTTCTGCTTACCACATCGCTTTTCATGGCTACGCCTTTGATTTTAATGGTGTTTTTGCCTGCGTCTACCACTTTGAATTCAGGGGTCATCCAACTGAAGCTTTCTTTAATGGTGAATTTGGGCATCGACCCGTTGGAGGTGGGAAACGAGGGAAAAATAGTGATAGGAGTGGTGCCCCAAAAGGCTGAAAATACATTGGCGATGCTAAGGCA